ATAAACTCAATCTTCTTCCATACAGAAAGAGATTCAGTTCTCATTGTCCTTTCAGATAACCACTCAAACTGCTCACAAGTGAGAAGCATTTTTGGTTCTGGTTGGGCAAGTGCCAGTAGGAGAGGTAAAATCATAGGATGAACGTAAGGGTATTATACCCCTGTTGAGATTATTTAGCAAGTGAGTTCTGTAAAATATAATACAAAACCTTACAGACCCAAAATTTTGCCGGGATTTTTTCCGACGATTCCGGGAAACAAAAGTCACTTTTGGTTTAGCTTCTTAATCTCAAACAAAGATGACTTGTGATATTTTTTTATCTTCTTATACTCCTTGATGATCTTATCAATCTCTTTATTAGGAATTCTTACAGTGAGGTCTTTATTGTCATCCGAACCAACAAATCCGAGTCCAGATTTTCTTTCTTCGTCTTTCATATCAACGAACTCATTAATGTTCTCTTGGATCTCATTACGAATCAGTTGATTTATTTGATCTCTAAGATTTTCCTCATTCATTTCTTTTTCTTTTTTTCGTTTGGTTTATAACCCCACATCTTAGGGTTCACTGTTCCCTCTGTCCATTTAAGTCCTCTTACATCACGATACTTATCCCAATACTGGTCAAAAATATCTGATTGGAGACCCTGAACAACATCATATTTTTGTTCTCCATTGTCTCCATAGGTAATCAGATAAGAATCTCGTGGAAGACTCTTATCATTGGCGGCAGAAGGATCGCAATCTACATTAATGATATTGATTCCCTTACCCACGATTCCCCCATACGATTTGAGGAAATGCTTCGGAAACAACTTCCTTTGTAATGTTATATTTGTCGGAGAGTTTTTTGTCCTTTACAAGACAAATAATTTCTGCCTCAAGAGGATGAAGACCTTCCAAAAGATTAATAAACATTGTCTCCCTACGAATCGTAGTCAGACCATTATTTCCACCCCTAATGAAGTGATAGAAGTGTTTACACTCTCTGCGAAGAGTGGTCTTACCATCAGTATCAGATGCACCCAATGAGAAAGAACCTGCCTCATACATTCTACGAACCTCTTCTGTAATCTTCGTAGAAAGAGTTCCACTTTGAGTAGTTTGTTCGGCATAACCAGAATAAGGAACTGGTCCATCTGGAAGTGCAGACTGAATAGATTCATCAAAATTCCAAATCAAAAGCATTCTCAGTGCATCATGGTTATACTTTTGGAGAACTTCTACTTTCTTTGCTTTTGATCTCTGCTTTGATGCAAGATCAAAAATCTCAAAGATTAATGGATTATTTGGAAGATTAAGAGAAGCAGTTTCTTTTGTCTTACTCGTCGTCTTCGTCGTCGTTGATTTCGTAGTCATGATAGTTCTCAAAGTTAAATGCAATCACCTCATCTGGTATCAAGTTTCCTTGATTGTCAAACATTTCGGGGTGAGGTCTTGGTACTTCCCGATAGTTCATCATGTATTCTCTAGCAGTCCATCCAATCACAAGTCCCACTACAAGAAATAAAACGGTCAAGAATGAACCAAAAACTAGACTAACTGCTAACATTTTTCTTTCTCCGGGAAATTGTCTTTCTTTTCCTTGACTTGAAGGAAAACTCGAAATAGATGGTAACTTCCCTATTCAGAAAGCAAACCATCTTTTCGAAGATGATGTGAAATGGATAGGTTTGCTTTCTTTTACCTCCATTAAGTAGAAACTCAATACCACGATTTCTGTGGTTATCTGATTTATTTATGTTAGGACTTGATGACTTGTTGCTCTTTGAGGAATTTGATTGTGTCAACAGAACCTCCCAATTTTTTACTGTCACACACTACTTGTGGGAACGTAGATCCCTTCCCAAACTCAGCATAAAACTCTTCTTTGGTAAAATGCTCATCAAGATTATAGACCACATAGTTGCTACCTGTCAACTCTAATATCTGCTTGACTTTATAGCAATATGGGCAGTCGTCTTTTGAATATACAGCAAAATTCATAGATTTAGTAAAATTTATAATAATTTATATAAAAATAAAGGAGGGATTTTTCCCTCCTTATTATAACATCAATTTGATTTTTTGTATTAAATTAGAGAGCACGGAATGCTGTCAGTGCCTCTGCCTGTTTGGCATCTCCAGCAGTTCTCTTTGTTGCTGCGGTGTCAGAATCTCCATCCAGTTCTGCCTCTTGTGCTTCTCCATACAGAGTTTGTGCTGCGGAGTATGGTGTCCAAACGGTGTTGTACTGCTCTTGAGTAAGAACCTGAATGCTCTTTTTGCCACAGGATTCGGTGACGGTGGAGACTGAGGTTGAATCTGGGAGTTCTGCAAGCATTGCATCTACACCTTCAGAATCAGACAACCAAACCTTCACGGCAAGACCGGAGTACTCTTTCCAAGGATGTCTTTTGTATTTTGGTGCTGATGAAGTTTCGCAGCAGTAGGTATTGCGATCATCATCAACATAATAGTGCTTAATGTATTGCATTTTAGTATTAAAAACTTTTAATTATTTATAGTAATTCCATATTTTTGAGACAGTTCTCTGTTCTGTTGTTCCATCGTAACAAAACCTTTGACCTGAGCCCAACAAACTATGGAATATCTTTTTCCTCTGGTAACTGGTTCCACACCGTGTCTGTAATTATGATTAGATGGAAAACATACTAACATACCTGGTTCTGGTCTTACACGTACTTTGAGTTCTGGGAAGATAAAGTCTCCACCCTCATAATCATCATTAAGATACAGAACCATTGAAAGGTCTCTGTCGGTTGATTTTTTCCAAAGCATTTCTCCGTTTGGTGCTCTCCATAAGGACTCACCATCAACATGAGGTTGGTAGTGTCCTCCAATACTATAGGAAAGAATTTGTGGAACTTCACTTTGATAGATTTCAACACCATAAAAAGGATTGATAATTTCTCTTACAGTGTCTTTGAATAAATCAACAAGTTTTGGAAACAATGGACCAGCATCAACGATTTGTGTATCACGAACTTCTTTATTGACTATCCATTCTTTTCCACCAGTTTCATTTGATTTATGAGGATCAAAAACAGAAAGATCAGTTTTTGATGAAGATTCTATGTGTTGAACGAGTTCTTGAATACCATATTCATTGATTACATTTGGACGAATCAGAACATAAGAAAGAGGATTTTCAATCATAATTTTTGAATTATTATACGATAACTGGGGCAGGTCCTGTAATAGATGTTGGTAATCCGTTTGCTCTGGCGCTTGATGCTGCTAAACTATCACGACCAACACTTAATGCTGCTCCAGGAACAGCAGCAGTGGTATCAGTCGAATAAGTGACCTTATCCATTATTCCACTAAAGTATCCTGCTTCAGAGTTTCCTGTTGCTGCTAAAGAATAACGAGCAACAGTTAAGTTTGCTCCTGGTACTGCTGCTGTTGTATCAGTCGAATAAGTGACCTTATCCATTGTTGAATAATTAGGAATTCTACCACCACCAAAGTATCCTGCTGTTGAGTTTCCTGTTGCTGCTAGATAACGACGAGCAGCACTTAATGCTGCTCCTGGTACTGCTGCGGTGGTATCAGTCGAATAAGTGACCTTATCCATTGCTGCAACGGGACCAGGACCACCACCACCAAAGTATCCTGCTTCAGAGTTTCCTGTTGCTGCTAGACCGTAACGACCAACACCAGGAAGAGCAGCTTTGGTATCAGACGCATAAATGACCTTATCCATTGTTGCACCACCAGGAAAACCACCATTAAAGTATCCTGCTGTTGAGTTGCCTGTTGCTGCTAGATAAGCACGAGCAGCACTTAATGCGGCACCTGGTACTGCTGCTGTTGTATCAGATGAATAAGTGACCTTATCCATTGTTGAGTAATTACTACTTGGAACACGACCACCACCAAAGTAACCAGCAGTTGAGTTTCCTGTTGCTGCTAAAAGACGACGAGCAACAGTTAAGTTGGCACCTGGAACTGCTGCTGTTGTTTCTGATGAATAAGTCAACTTATCCATTATTGTATCACCAGGATAACCACCACCACCAAAGTAACCAGTGTTTGGTGTTGGTGTCGTAACAGTAACCGTCTGTGGAGTCGGTGTTGCTGCTGGTGGCTCTGTTCCTGCGGGCAATGCGTTTGCTCTGGCGCTTGATGCTGCTAGATTATAACGAGCAACACTTAATGCGGCACCAGGAGGAAGT